CTTGATGGGCTTGTTGGCCAGGCCCGCGGCGGAGCTGGCCCAGGCCAGGTACAAGGCCATGTGCTGGAGCTTGATCTCCAGCGTGGCCATGTCGTCCTGATACCCGGTCTTGTAGCCGGCGAGACGCGGCGTGTCGTTGATCATTTGCTGGATGCGCGCGTCCGAGTTGTGTCGCGCCGTGATCTCGTCCGGGTAGACGTAGAGCACGGGCGCGGGGTCGCAGTCGATGGCGTAGCCGATGCAGTTGTTGACCGCCTCGCTCATGCCGACCTGCGGAGTCTTGCAGCAGATGACCACGCGCACGGACGGGGACCATGAGGCGTCCATGATGCCGGCGAGATAGGGCGTGGTGTCGTTACGCCACTGGCCGGGCCGGCTGGTCATGGTGACCACGCGGTTGGCCTCGGCCCACTGCGAGCAGCGCTGGCCGCGGCGGCTGCGCCAGACCTTGCGCTCGCCGGGATAGAGCCGAACCTCGCAGCGCTCCGGCAGGCCGGGGGGCGCAATGTCGGCCGGAACGCGCAGCACGAGAGCGCCGGGCTCCGGCTGTGGCGGGGTCTGGCAGAGCATCACCGGTAGACTCCCGGCAGAACCAGTTGCAGGCCTTCGGGCACGCGCACGGCCATGATGCGCGCCACGCGGAAAACGCGCAGGGGCGGGATGCCGCCGGCCAGACGCTCGGACTTGGAGAGCCCGAGCTGCATGCCGACGTAGAATCCGCGCTGATCGTACCCCTCTACGCGCACGCGCACCGGCCGGCCGCCGCGGATGGAGGGGCTGATGACGACGACCTGGCCACGCTGCAGGGAGATCATAGACAACCCCCTTCGTCCGTCTGCGCCAGTGGGAGCTCCTGGCCAGGGTCTTGATCCTCTCGCGTCGCCGGCTCGATGATGAGTGTGATGTTGTCCGCGCGGGCATAGTCCGAGAGCAGACGCTCATGGCCCTCCAGCATGGCCCGGAGCAGATCCGGAGCGCGGCGGGGGTCGCCGCCCACCAGATGGATCCAATCGCTGACGCTCGACGTGATGAGTTGCTTGAGGCCGGTCTTGAGCATCACCGCGCGCATGGCCAGGTCCTGGGCCACTCCGGCCTTGGGCACCCATTTGCCCTCCTCAATTTCGCGCTTGCGCCGGGCCAGCCGGGTCTGCTCGCGGATAAGTTCTTCGCGCGCCTCGGCCAGTTTGTCCTGGCGCAGCGCAGCGTCCTCGCTGTCCTTGAGGCCTGTGGCCATCTGCCTCAAGTTAGCCTTGGCGTAGCGCAGCACTGCCGCCTCGCTGAATGACCCGTCCGCATCGGGCTTGAGCTTGCCCTCCTTCCGGTGCCGGTAGACGCTGGTGGTCGAGGCGTAGCCCTCGGTCTCAAGGAAGCGGATTACTTCCTTTATTGAGGCTAATTTACTTTCATTATTTACTTTTTTTGTCTCTTGCCCACGGACTACGGCATCCAAAGCCTTACGCGCGGCATTATAGACTGCGATATTTTGGCTTGAGGGGTTTTCTTTCATCTCGCGCCGAGCGCGCTCCTTGACAGCGAGCAAACTTCCGGCATCGACGGAATTCGATTTTGCGACCAGCTCGGATAAATCGGTCATGACTCCCCCGAATAAATATTCGCCTTACACGGCTTACACATCGATATGACTATGTTTATATTTTACATAGCTACCTGAAATTGCTTGATTTTTAAAAAAAATCGGCATATATTGGGCCCGTGGATAGCGGATCAACCCATAACCGGAGGAGACGCCCATATGCCCATCATCTACGAGCCCAGAGGCAAAGCCCGCGAATATTCGGCCCTGGCCGCCAACCTCTACAAGGGCTGTGCCCACGCCTGCTCCTACTGTTTTGCCCCGGCCGCCACGTTTACCGATCGCTCCAAGTTCTCGGATGCCTCCTATATCCGTGAGCGTCCGGGTGCTCTGGCCCAACTTGCCAAGGACGCGGAGAAGCTGGCGGGCAGCCGGGAGCTCATCCTCATGAGCTTCACTTCGGACGTGTACCAGCCCGCCGAAAAGGAGCTTAAGCTGACCCGCCAGGCCCTCCAGATCATGGAGCGGCACAATCTGCGCCCCCAGATCCTCACCAAGGCTGGCTTGTGGGCGATCAAGCGCGACGTCGATCTGCTGGCCAAGGCCAACGGCGTGTGGGCTGCGACCCTCACCACTGACGATCCCGCCGAATCCCTGGCGTGGGAGCCGGGAGCGGCGCTGCCCGCTGACCGCATCGCGGCCCTCAAGTTTGCCAAGGCGGCAGGCCTGGAAACCTGGGTGAGCTTTGAACCCGTCATCAACCCGGATGCGGTCCTGCGCCTGGTTGATCAGACCCATGATTTTGTCGACCTCTACAAGGTCGGCAAGCTCAACTACCACCCGCACACCAAGACCATCGACTGGGGCCAGTTTTTGGACCGCGCCGAGGCCAAGCTTGATGAACATGGCGCGGCACGGTATATCAAAATCGACCTGGAAAACTGTCGAACCAAGCGCGCTGCCTAGCATGGTGACCATCACCCAAGCCGCCTAAGCATCAGCCCCCTGCCTTCGAGGGGGCTTTTTTCGCGTTCGATGACCGCCGCATAATGAGTCATTTGGCCGCCATGGCCGGACGAGTGGACAAGCCAGCGTGTCACGGCCATACCGTGAGGCCTGAGTTTATCCTCCATGATAACTCGGCACAGCTCCGGGTAGATCTCCCCTGCATGGGTATTGCCAACCTTGGCGACATATTCGCCCACAGTTCTCGATTTCCAGCCGCAGCCGAGCATCAGGAACCTGCGCAGACCATCATTAACGACAAGACCCCAGCGGTCCGGGAGAACGGCATGGTTGGTCAAAAGCGCATCCAAAACGGGCCAGGGGTCTCCGTACGGATCAAGGTCAAAGAAGTTCAGAGGCAGATGAAATCCCACACCTGACATCAGCGCATACTCACAGCCATTATTATAGACTGCCCAAGATGGCCTCTGTGAGGCAAGAAGAGCAGCTTTCTTTTTATTGATTTCAAACGCCACTCCACGGGTATATGCCGAGTAACACAACCGGTATAAATGCCCACTCCCTGCATGGGTCTCCATTATCACCGGATCGGCTATTTCTCGAAGCAACAACTCCCGCATTCTAGCCTTATGCTGTATGCCTGCATTATCTTTTTTCGCCACAATAAGCCTCACAGATAACACGCACTGCGGCGGCGCGGTTAAATTCTCCAGTCTTTTGGATCGCCAGTTCGAAAATTCTCAAATCGCCTGGCGGGAGAACAACCTTGATAGAAGTCTCCCGGCCGAATTTTGTCTCATCGATGGTCGATTTTTCAACGTCGACGACTTCAAGGCTCGCCAACATATTGATTTCTTCAATTTCATCCGCCGAAAATCCGGAAAAAACCTCACCATATCCCTCGCTGGAAATTGATTCCAACTCCTGCGCGAGCAAATCATTATCCCAGGTGGCCCAATTGGCGCTGCGATTAGCAAGCAGTCGGAAAGCCTTGACCTGGGTTTCGGTGAGGTCGTCAGCGAGCAGCACGGGCACCTCAGTCAGACCAAGCTCAAAGGCGGCCTTGAGCCGCAGATGACCATCCACCACTTCTCCGTCAGGTTTGGCCAGGATCGGCAACCGAAACCCAAATTCCTTGATGGATTTGACCATATCTGGAACTACTGCGTCATTCTTGCGCGGGTTGTGCTCATAGGCGCGCAAGCGCCCGATGGGCCACATCTCCAATGTCAGAGTCATCGCACACCTCCAATTGCATGCTGCAGCGTCTCTCCCGTCACAACGCCCGCTCCACATTTATCCAACCAGACCAACAGGTCGTCTGGTATGAGGAAAACAACTTCCTCCATGGCGCTGGCCGGGGTGGCCTCGCCACGCTGCGGGACCATCCGGCCGGAGTCCGCCCGCTGGATGGTGATGCCATGGGCGGCCATATGCCGAGCCAGCTCCGCCGCCTGGCTGGCGAGATGTCCCGGGACATCCAAACGCGCGCCCCTTGCAACCACCCCACCAGACGACAACGGTCCGACCGTCGCGGGCTCGGCGTCCCGGATGCGCAGCACGGGAGGCAGCCCCGCAGTAACCCAAGCCGCAATGTCCACACCCGCCTGAAAGGCGTCGCCGGGATCCTTGCCCTGCGGCACGGGCCAGCGCTCGGCCCGCTTGTAGCGGTCGAGCCACCAGCCATAGACCCGGCGAAGGTTGGCGGCCTTGGACTTGTCCTCCTCCGGGCTGACGGGCTCGTAGTCCAGGGCCACGAGCACGGCCAGCGACCGGGTGAGCAGCTCGTCGGTGGCCGCGTCCGGCTTGAAGGCCAGGGAGCCCAGCGCCACTCCGGACACGGCGCCGGGCAACGACGCGCCGAGCGCCTGGCTGATGAGCATGGCGTCGAACTCGGCCTCGACGATGACGAAGGCCCGGGCGGCGCGGTCCGTGACCAGCGTGTGCGCGGAACTTCCGGAAACAACAACGTATTTTGTCGCTTCCCCAGGCTGGAGGTGTTCCTTTGG